TTAACCACTTGGTCGCTGGTTCGAATCCAGCTGCCGGAGCCAGACTTGACAGATAGTCGAACTCTTCGGAGGTTCGAAATTAAAATAGAAGCGGAATGATCCATCGGGTTGTTCCGCTATTTGTTTGATGTGGGTAACGAGAATGCGGCGCTGCTGTTCAAAATCCCCGGGAATGTGCGCCATGATGTCCGCAATGGTTTCAATCTCCCGAACGAACTGCAAGGCTCTGTCGGGATCATAACCGATATTGCTGCATTCCGCTTCAAGGCCTTCAATGCGCGCGGTCAGGCGGTCCACTTCTTTACTGGCAGTTTCGAGACGGGCGTTGAAGATCGGTGCATTGGTTTCGGAAAGATGGCCGCTCATGAGAAGTTCGATGATTTTCTCGCGTTCCGCTTTGGCTTGCCGCACTGCTTCCCGGCAGTTTTCCAGTTCGGGACGGAGGGCATTCACGTATTCCTGATGGCGCTGTTCAACTTCCGCCCAGCCGGCTTCTATCAGCTTATAGTCTATTTTTCTGTTCAAATGCTGCAGCTGGTTCAGGGCTTCTTCTTCTATTGCTTCTGCCCGTATCCGATTTTTGCAGTTCAGGTCATCGGTACATTCGTAGTAAAAATATCGGCCGGATTTCGCGGAAGCAGGTGACATATAACGCCCGCATTTACACCGCAGCAGTCCGGAGAGCAGATACTGGCGCTTATGTGCTTTTTTGCGGAGATTCAGACCGGAGCCGGCCCGGGGAAGCATTTCCTGTACTTGGTCAAACAGAGCCTGACTTATGATAGCGGGATGTTTTCCCGGATAAATCTGACCGGCATAAACGATCTTCCCCAAATAAGTCTGATTGCGGAGTATATTCAATATCGCCTGCTTGCTGAGACAGCGGTAACGTCTTTGAATGTCCTGCATCGTATAATCCGGCGATGCGTACATTTGAAAAATATCTTTTATCTCTTCTGCCCGCCGCGGGTCCAGATACAGTTGATTGTCGCCTTTTTCTCTGCGTTTATATCCGCGTGGCGGGTTCCCGTAAGGACATAGCCCCTTGGCCGCAATTGAGATCATTTTATTTCTGGTATTTTCGGAGGTTTGTTCCCGCTCCAGTTGGTTTATGACCTGCATGACACCGAGCATGGCGCGTCCGATCGGAGTGGAGTAGTCATATTTTTCTGTAATCGATAAAAATCCCTTGCCGTGATCGGCCAGTTCCGCAAGAAAGTTCACAGAATCCCTTTGGCTGCGGCTCAGCCGGGACATTTTATAAAAGCAGATAGCGTCCCAGGGCGCAGTACCGCTTTGGAGCTCACACATAATCTGATTCATGCCGGGACGATCCATCGTCTTGCCGGAATAAAATTCATCAGAGATGACGGATACGACCTCGTCACCGGCAGCTTCTATGTGCTGTCTGCACATATCGATCTGCATCTGAATGGAGGTCTCTCCTTCGAAGTCCGATCCGCGCGGACTGACCCTGGCATAGATGATATATTTCATAAATCTTTGAGTTTTTGTTCCCAACGGTGATGAATTCCGGCTTCTCTCATGGCGGAATCCAATTTCTCCTCGTTGCGGATGGAGGAAATCACCCGATAGATACCGCGAATTTCCGAGGGATTTCGGGGAGGATAAAGAAAATCCGCTCCATTGTCATCAATCGATACCAAAGCAAATTTCCTATCTTTTTCCACATAGACCTTGAAGATGACTTCACCGTCCTCCATGATGGCGATTACACGTTCGCCTTGACGGATTCGCTGGTTGGCGCGTACAAGCAGTAAGGTTCCGGGGGGATACCACGGCATCATCGAATTTCCCGAAACGCGAATCACAAAATCTCCCGGAAGTCCATCCGGAAAATATTGCAGCTCTTCCGAATATTGGCTTGCCCATTCAGAGATTGGAAAAGCCAGCGTATTCACTTCTGCTGCTGCGGCCTCACAGATTACCGGGAACATTTTTTCCGGAGGCGGAACCGCGTCAGGAAGAATCTGCGCTTCACTGGTTTCCTTGATCCGCTTGGAGATCTCCTGTTGCGCCGCACTCATAAGACGATCAACGTTCATTTCATCGACGAGTTTCAAAGCTTCCCGTTTGACATAAAGCAATTGAATTTGCTCGATTTTATCTTTGGGGGCTTTGATTAACTCTGCGATTTTCCGGAACCGGTCAATTGGCAGAGGAGCGACGCCGGACAGCATTTGTGAAAGTGAAGATTTATTGATAGCGAGCCGATTGGCGATTTCCGTCTGGGAAATGCCGCTGTCGATGATTAACTTCTTTACCGCTTGTCCAATTTCTTTATTTTCCGCTTTCATGCCGGGCTCCGTTGTTAAATAACCATGAGACAATATACGCCGAAAAAGTTAGATTGCAAAATAAAATTGAATTTTTTTTTAAACCCTCCTTGCGTTTTTGCAGAAGTTAGATTATAATTTAAACAGATTCGTTACCACCCACAACCTAAGGAGAATAAAGATGGCAAGTGAAAGTTCCGGTGCGACAACCAAGCTGAAGGCGATGAGGTTGTCCAAGAAAATGACCTTGGAACAGGTTTCTCAGCTCATCGGAGTGAGACGTCCGACAATTTGCGCCCAAGAGAAAAAGGGGATTTTTGATATCCGAACTGCGGAGAAATATGCCAAGGCGTTCAAATGCCCCGCCTTTTTTTTGCTTGAAAGGTTAGATAAATAACCTAACTTATTAGTGGAGCGGAAGAAATGCCATACGATGTGAGTTCGCCTCGATACGCCCATCTGAAAGGGCTGACGCAAAATGAAATTTCACTGGTTATGACGATTGCCGATACTGCAATCAGCCAGGCCAAAAAGGAGTTCGAACAGAATGAATCTTCAATTTCCCCAAAAGACCAAACTCCCGCGAATCCGGCTGATCAGCCGCAAACAGGCGTTCCTGCTCGGCGTATTTGTCGGGTACATGCTCCCGATGTGGATCAAAATTGTAACAAGTAGGTGAAAAGATGATGAATGAACAGGAAATGATGAGGGAATTACAGAAGCCGTTCGCGGTAAATGAGGTGGAATGGCGGGTGCAGCGTTGCGGCATCACCAATGGCAGGCCGTGGGCTACGGTGCTCTGCTATCTGACCAACAGGGCGATCATGAACCGGCTGGATCAGGTGGCCGGGCTGGCCAACTGGAAGAACGAGTTTGCCAAGTGGGATGAGAACTCGACGCTTTGCGGCATTTCCGTCCGGATCGGAGGCGAATGGATCACCAAGTGGGACGGAGCTTCGGAAACGAAAGTCGAGGCGGTCAAGGGCGGTTTCTCTGATTCGATGAAGCGTGCGGCGGTCCAGTGGGGAATGGGTCGCTACCTCTACAACCTGACCGAAAATTTCGCGCAATGTTCCTTGGAGTATCAGAAGGACTGGAACAAAACCACCACCTCGGATAAGAGAACCATCTACTGGAAGACTCCAACATTGCCGGAATGGGCGCTTCCGGCCCCCGCTGACGCGGGAAAAGACTCGGGGGGAGTAACGACCCGTCCAAACGACAAACCCGCGCCGCAGGGGCCTCCGAAGCCTCAGAAACCGGCCTCTCCGGCTACGGCGGCCGACAAAGCTGCGATCCTGCTGAAATTCATGGAATCCCTCGGCGTCCAGCGCGAGGAGATCGAGGCAGCCATCGGCGCATCAGCCGAAGAATTCACCACGGAGGAAACCGCGATCGTTCGTGAAGCCGCGAAGATCATGAAGGTGCGCCGGGTCGATTTCCGGACCGCCATTTCGGAGGTGACGCGATGAAATACACGAACAAGTACAACCTCGACGAATGGCTCTGCGAATACCTCGCGCAGGATGATTACGATTACGAACCCGGCGTGCTGTCGGCAACAACCCTGATCGGCCCGGCGCGAGCCTGGGCACTGAAAATGCAGCATCCGGAGGATTTGGTGATCGACTATTCCGACCTGATCCGACTGAAAAACGGTTCCGCCATCCATGCGGCGATTGAGCTCAGCGGAGTTGCCGAGCGCATGGGAGGTTTTCAGGAAAAGCGGTTTTATGCCGAATTCAACGGTTTCCGCATCTCCGGAAAAATGGATATGATTCTCGATGGCATCATTAACGACTTCAAGTCCACATCGGTCTGGAAAGCGGTCAAGGCCGAGTATGGCGATTACATCAAGCAGGAGTCCATCTACCGTTGGCTGCTGGCGAAAAACGGCATCGAAACGGCCGATTACGGATTCATCCACTTTTTCTTCACCGACTGGAAAAAGGCGGATATGCTCAAAAACAGCAACTATCCGCCCATCCCCTACCTCAAGGTCCGGCTCAACCTCTGGAGCATCAAACAACTCGAAATGTACCTTTCCGAACGGACCGTGGAGTTTGCTTTCGCACTCGGCTGCCTGCCGGAATGTACTCCGGCAGAGCTGTGGAAAGATCCGGACAAGTGGGCGGTCTACCGGAAAGCCGGACAGTCCAAAGCCTTCCGGGTGCTGGAGACAGAGGGCGAAGCTCAGGCGTTGGCGGCGGATATTGGCGGAACCGTCGAATACCGCCCGTCGAAAGCAAGACGCTGCGGTTACTGTACTGCCCGATTCGTATGCAGTCAGTATGCGGTCATGAAAGAAGCGGGGCTGGTCGATGGCGATTAAACCGACATTCGCGGCGGAGGTGCTGGAAGACCTGACCCTCCGCTTCATCAACCCGGCCAAACTCAAGCAGCACCTGCTACCGCTCAAGGGCCAGATCGTCATGGTGACGGCGGAGAAGCTCCGCAAGCACCGGACCGACGATCAGAACCGGTACTATCGCGGCGTGGTCTTGAAGACGATCGCGGACCACAGCGGATACAGCGGCCAGGAGGAGCTTGAAGCCCTGCACTATGAAATGCGGCGGCGGTTCCTGCCGAACCGGGGGCGGCTGAACATCCCGGTATCGACCACCGCGCTCGACACGGTGGAAATGACCGAATACATCGAAAACATCCGGAGGTGGGCGGCGGAGGAACTGCAGCTCTACATTCCAGATCCGAACGAAGTGGAGCCTTGATGAGCTGGACAGAACGAGATTGTGACCGAAACTATGACCCGTTCCGTCATGCCAGGAGACGAAGGCAAGTCACGACGGAAGAAGCGCCTAAAAGCACAACCATAACACCCGAAAGGAAAAAAACATGCCCTCATTCAACAAAGTAATCCTGATCGGCAACCTGACCCGCGATCCGGACCTGCGGACGACGCAGAACGGCACGGCAATCTGTGACCTCGGCCTTGCAGTGAATCGCCGCTGGCGCGATCAGGCGGGGCGGGATCAGGAGGAAACCACCTTCGTCGATGTGACCGCATGGAACAAAACCGCCGAGAACTGCGCGCAGTACCTGCAGAAGGGAGCGCCGGTATTGGTTGAAGGCCGGCTTCATCTCGAACAGTGGGAGGACCGGAACGGCGGCGGCAAGCGGTCGAAGCTCTCCGTCGTAGCGGAGATGGTGCAGTTCCTCGCCAGCCGCTCCGATGGCCAGCAGCAGGGCGGTTATCAGCAGCAGGGCGGTTATCAGCAGCAGCCTCCGCCCCGCCAGCCGCAGGGAGGTTACCGTCAGCCGCAGGGAGGCTACCGCCAGCCCGGCCCGGGCGGCCGGAACGACGGTGGGTTCGGTGGACCGCCTCCCGTGCCCGGTCAGCCGTACCAGCCGGAGGATTGCCCCGGCTATAACCCCGAAGACGATATTCCGTTTTAATTTCCCACAACCCAAAAAACAAGAAAGGACACAAGGGAAAATGGAAAAGTTTTGGATGGTGTATCTCGAAAACGGCAACTGTCCGACGTTCCGGCACAACTCGGTCGAATCTGCAGCGAAAGAGGCGGAACGGCTTACCCGGCAGACCGGCAGACGGGCGTTTGTGCTCGAAAGCAAGCAGGCGGTAGAACTCTCCGAGCCGCCGGTCAAGTGGACCGACACCGACAAAGAACCCACTCCCGCATTTTAACCCACAATCAAGAAAGGACATGGAAAAATGCAAGAACTGTTGATTGAAGAGCTGGTCAAGTCGTACCGCGAAGCGTTGGAAGACGGCGGCGCGGAAAAGGTCATCGACATCCTCAGGGCGCGCAAGGCCGCGAACGTAGAGGCGGACGGGGAACAATCCGCGCAGCTGACCTTCGACCTCCGCACCCGGATCGAGATGAACAACAACGAGATCGCGGTCGACGCGACGCTGAACCTCAGCGAAAAGACGAAATTCACCTTTAAGGGGGAATCGACCTTCACGTTGAACTTCGAACAGCAGGAACTTCCCCTGAACAACGCCGGAGCCGGTGAGGAAGCAGACGAACAGTAACCAACCGATGGGGGCGCAAGCCCCCCCTGCTTTCTCAGGGGATCAAATGAATGAACTGGAACACATTTTTACTGATAGCGGACTATCGCTGTCTGCCCGAGGGCTTGTTGCGCTTGTTGCCGCAATGCCGCCCGGGTGGAAATACCGGTGGGGCGACCTGATCGAAAAAGCCGCCCCCGCCGAAGCGGAAGCTGCGCGCCGGGAGTTGCTGAAGCATGGCGTCAATATCGGAGAGCTTCGCGCGCACGTGTCCGCGCGGACGCGCGTAGAATCTCCATCTTCTTCTCTCTGTATATCAGGCGATATCAATAAGAAAAAGGGTAGTAGTAGCGCGCGGACGTGCGCGGACACGCGGACATGCGCGGGCATGCGCGCACGAGAGGGCTATCCGGAGACACCTGCCGAAGTGGTCGCGGCGGCGGCCGACCGGGCCTATCTGATGAGTTTGGCGGAAGCTGCCAACTTCATCGCGTTCTACGGCGCCGCCGGCTGGCGGATGAAAGACGACCGGCCGATCCGCAATTGGGTGTGCCTGCTCGACCGCTGGAAAGTCGGCCAGACGCCAGAGCAGTACCGCCAGGCGCAGGAGGAACAGCGCCGCCGCCGGCAGGGCATCGCGCCCGATGCGGCTGATGATATGGTGACGTTGGAAAGCGGGGAACTGTGGCCGAAATCGGACGCGGTCTACCTCGATGAATACGATGTGTGGGTGAAAGCCTCAGGAGCATGTTGAAGTGAGTCACTTTTCAGATTTCGGAATCGATTTGCCGGATCATTTTTCCGGCGACCGGAAAGTGCTGTGCCCGAAGTGCAGCGCTTCCCGGAAGAAGTCGAAAGACCCGTGCTTGTCAGTGAACGGCGAAACCGGGATGTGGCACTGCCACAACTGCGGCTGGTCGGGAAAGCTGAACGAATCGGAAGCCCCGGCGCTCCCGCCCCGGAAAACGTACCGGCGGCCGAGTGCGGAGCTGGTCGGCTCGAACATCGATCCGCGGATCATCGACTACTTCGCAAACCGCGGGATCGGTGCGAATGCGCTGGCCAAGGCCAAAGTTTACTCAACCTGGCACTGGCTGCCAGGAACCGGCGAGGAAACGCTCTGCATTGCGTTTCCGTTTTACAAAGACGGCGAACTCATCAACGTCAAGTACCGTGACGCCCGGAAGAACATGGCGCAGGAGAAGGACCCGGAGCCGTGTTTGTGGAACATCGACGCCTGTAAAAAGGCGGAGACCATCTACATCACCGAAGGCGAGATCGACGCCTTGACTCTGATCGAGTGCGGGTTTTCAACCGCCGTTTCGGTGGATAAAGGCGCGCCGCAGCCGAACGATTCGGATGCGACCAAGAAACTCGAATGTGTGGCCAACTGCATCGAGATCCTCGAAAACGCGGACGCGGTGGTGCTGGTGACGGACAAGGACGAGCCGGGCCTCCGGCTGGAAAAGGAACTGATCGACCGGATCGGCCCGGCGAAGTGCCGCCTGGTCACCTACCCGGAGGGCTGTAAGGACATCAACGAAGTGCTGACGCGCTGCGGATCGGGCGCGGTGGTGAAGGCGATCACCGCGGCGGTTCCGGCGCCGGTGCCTGGCCTGCGCCAGATGGCGGAGTTCCGGGCGAACATCGAGAATTACTACCGGAAGGGCAAGCCGCGCGGCCTGACTACCGGCTATCCGGACTTCGACCGCTATTTCACCTTCCAGCCCGGATCGGTGAATCTCGTGACCGGCATCCCGCAGTCGGGCAAGTCGGAGTTCGTGCACCAGCTTGTGGTGAATGCGATCCGGCTGCACGACTGGAAAGCGGCGGTATTCAGCCCGGAGATGCTGCCGGTCGAAAACCTGTTTGCGAACTTCGCGGAAAAGCTGAGCGGCAAACCGTTTTTCGGCCCTGGCGAAGAGCGGATGAGCTGGCAGGAGATGCAGGACACGTTGGCCAAGGTCGATGAGTACATCAAGGTAATCCTGCCGGACGCGGACAAGACGCCGACGCTGGACGAGCTGCTGGCTGCGGCGCAGGTCTGTGTGACGCGGTATGGCGTCAAGGTGTTTGTGATCGACCCTTACAACGAGATCGAGCATACCCGCACCCAGTGGATGAGCGAGACCGAGTATATCAGCTACTTCATGGCCAGGCTGCGGAAGTTCGCCCGGCAGAACGGCGTGGTGGTATTCCTTGTCGCGCACCCTACCAAACTCAAAAAGGATGAGAGGACGAAAAAATATCCGGTCGCAACGCTGTACGACATCGCGGGCAGCGCGAATTTTGCGAACAAGACCGACAACGGGCTCAGCCTGTGGCGTGACCCGACCGCGAAAAGCAACATCGTTCAGGTGCACATCCTGAAGATCAAGAACAAACACATAGGCCGCGCGAATACGCACCAGGAATTCGAGTGGAACCGGAAAAACGGCCGGTTCAGTATTCCTGCGCCGTATCCGGAATCGGCCGAACCACCACCAACGGAGGGACGAAATTGAATGGACGAGGTAAAAAAAAACCGCTCGATCCGGCGAAGCTCGGATTGTGGGAGTGCTGCGAACCCGGAGTGTTCCACACCCCGTATGGACGGTGCCCGAAGTGCGGAAAGACCGCTGCGGATCGTGCTGGTGCTGCCATGCGTAAAAATACCGAGCCTGAACACGATGAAGCGGGCGCACTGGTCCAGTTACGCAAGGCTCCGCAAGGGATATTCCCGGATTCTGTCCGGCTTCGCGTTACGATTGTTCGCGGCTGTGGCGGTGTCCCGCTCGACCACGATAATCTCGTGGGAGGCTGCAAGCCTCTCCGGGACGCGGTCGCGGCACTGCTCGGCCGGGACGATGCCGAGCGTCACGGGATCGAGTGGGAGTACCGGCAGGAAAAGGGCGCGGCGACGCGTATCGAGATTCAGGAAATAAAATAAATTCACCCTCAACGAAAGGACAGAAGATGAAAAAGAAACGTACTCGCAAGAACCTCGATGGTCGGATTAAGCAGCTTATGGGGCTGGCGCTCCGGGTCAACCGGGAAACGAAGCATTCGGTGTTTTTGGATTTCTCCGGGCACGTAAAGCAAGTCAGTGTGCAAATTCATTTGGGAGGATGGAGCTCGTCTTCCGATCCCGATTACAGCAAATATTTCTACCTGGACTATGTGAGTCCGCACCGCTTCGCCGCTTGCGCGGAAATTCGCGCGAAACTCAACAGCCTGTTGCCCCGAAAGTAACCATCGAAAGGAACATCCGATGAACGCAGAAGAGTATTGGCAGGCGCTTTGCGCGAAAAATCCGGCATTGGCCGAACGGGAGGTGGTCACGCTGAAAGTGAACGGCCTCAAGGCGATGGTCAAACAGGCGCATGACAAAGGGTTTGAACATTGCTGGCAGGTCAGCGAAACGATCAGAAAGAACATGAGTGCCGGCCGTAATCCGTTCGACGGCATTTTCAATGGTAAATAGGAGGAAAACATCATCATGGAATCCATCAAACTCACCAACATCGAATGCACCGAAAATCGCTCCATGTCCGGCATCGAAGAACTGGCCGCGAACATCGCCGCGGTCGGGCTGATCCAGCCGATCGTGCTGGCCGAACTTGAAGCCGGACACTATCGGCTGCTGGCCGGGCGGCGGCGGTTTCGCGCGCTTCAACAACTCGGACGGATGGAACTCGCTCCAACTGAATATTGCCTTTATCCCACCAAATGCGACTTCAATTTCGACATGGTTGCGTTCTGCGAGAATTTCCACCGAGCCAACCTGACGCTGGCGGAGGAGGTCGAACAGTTCAACCGGCTTAAGACCGACAAACTGACCATCCGGGAATTGGCCGCGCTGCTCGGCAAAACGCCGGAGTACGTCGCGCTCCGGCTGAACTTGGCCAACCTTTCCGAAAAGTGGAAGGAGGTGCTGAAGCATCCGGAGGAGTACCCGCAGTGGACGCCGGCGAAGCTCGAACTCATCGCCAAACAGCCGCCGGAAAAGCAAACGGAATTTTCCGGCAGGATGAATCAGGCGCTCAGCGTGACCGAGTTGCGGAGGCAGTTGGAACAGAATTACTGCCGACTTTCCGAGGCATTGTTCTGTATCGATCCGTGCTCGAAATGCCCGAAGCGTTCCGGCGCCGCCGACATGCTGTTCCCGGAGCTGGCGGAACAGGGCGACACCTGCCTCGACCGGAAATGTTTCGAGCTGAAGCAGGCGCGGGTCATCGTGGATAAAGTCGCGGAGCTGCGGAAAACGTTGGCCGCCGACCCCGATGCGGAACCGTTTTATCTTTATCGGGAGAGTTTTCCGAGCTACGGCACCGAAGCGTATCTGATGATCGAGAAAATCCGGGGAGTTTCCGCCGGATGGGGACTCAGGGAGAAGAAAAAGGGCGCCCCGAACGCTTTCTGCGTATGGGGCGAAAACATCGGCAAACTCTGCCGGATGGAACCCGAAGGCTACAGCGACGCGGAGCCGATCAATCCGAAAAAAGCGGACGGCACCGCCGCAGTCGATGAAACCGGCAGGAAGATCAGGACACTGGCAGACCGTGAGGCGGAGCTGCAGGCCAAGCGGAAACGGCTGGCGGTGGAAAATCTTTGCTCCGATATGGAACGCAGCAATGGAACCGGCTATCCGCCGCCGGAAACCGCGACGATTCTGCGGCTGCTGGCGATTTACGGCTACAGCAGAGAATACCGCTGGTCCGGGATGAAACTGGCTGATTCGGTGAAAAAGCTCAAGCGGGAATACCGGACCGACGCAGCTCTGATTGAAACCTTCTGGAAAGATATCCAATCCACGATCAGGTCGAAACTTCAGGAAGATATCGGCGGGACGCTGAACACGGTATCTTCCGAACGTGCGGAAACCTTCTGCGAACTGCTCGGCGTCGATTGGAACCAGACGTACTTGAGCAAAGCCGTCGAAGCGATCCCCGAACCGAAATCGCTGCTCGCGGCCCGTGCTGCGGAAGCTGCGGAAGCTGCGGAAGCGAAGTAAGGGAGTTCCGGCTCATGGATCACAAGAAGGAGTTCTGCAAGGTGGTGGGGCAGTTGGCCGGAAAGTATGGCCGCCACGAGATTTTCACCGACTTCTGCGAGCTGGCGGCGCTGTCGCTGCGGCAGCCGTTCGAGCGGTCGGAGAAAAACGAGCGTGCCTACCTCGACCTCATAAACCGGTATGAACCGGGCGAACAGCCGCGGTTCGCGGAACTGCTGGCGCTGACGGTCGAAGCACTGACGGAGCAGCCGCGCGACTTCCTCGGAGAGTGTTTCCATGAGCTGGAGTTGTATAACCAGTACAAAGGGCAGTATTTCACTCCGTTCGACATTTCGCGGATGATGGCGCGGATATCGCTCGCCGGGTTAGAGGAGAAAATCCGGCAGCGGGGATACCTTGAACTGAACGAACCGACCTGCGGTTCGGGCGGGATGGTGATTGCGGCGGCGGAGGAGTTCAAGGCGCGAGGCTTGAACCCGCTTAATACGCTGTTCGCGGTGGCGCAGGACATCGACCGGAAGTGCTGCAACATGGCGTATATCCAACTGTCGCTGCTGGCGATCCCGGCGGCGGTGATATGGGGAAATACGCTGCTGGTGGAATGCCGCGAACAGTGGCTCACCGCCGGTTACTTCCTGGGACCGTGGGCCGACCGCTTCCGCTGGCGGCGGCTTATCCGGGCGGTGTCCAACCTGGCGCCCGACAAACCGCCGGCGCCGGAACCCGCTCCGGCCGCTCCGCCTCCACTCGACGGCCCCGCCGGGCAGTTGTTATTCAACTTTTGAAAGGAAAGCATCATGGAACACTCATTCAATGAATTGGCCGCCATGCTTGATGAATCCGGAAACATTCACTATCGGGGGAAGATTTATTCCGTGGAAGGGCTCGCCGCGATCCTGCGGCTCATCAACCGTCCGCACGTATTCAGCCGCTGCGTCCGGCTGCATCCGATCGGTCTGCGTACCGTCAGAAACTTTGCCCGGCGGCAAAGGAGTGGGATACGATGACGAAGCCGGCCGAAAAGGACCGAGTGCATAGCCTCTTGAAAGTCGTCCACCGAATCGCGGCGCGCGAAAACGCGTTTCACGGGGAACTCCGGATGATCGTCAACGATCCGGAGCTCGGCGAGCACGATAAGATCGAGGCGATCCGCCGCCTCATGGACGAGGCTAGCACGAAAATCGAGTGAGGTGATAGAGTGAACGAATTTTTACCCGGGTTTGAGCCGGACGCGGCGGAGCGGGCGCAACTCCGTTTCGTCGGCGGGGTTCTCGACCTCCGACAGTTCGATAAAATACTGATTTCGGTCAGCGGCGGCAAGGACAGCCACGCGATGCTCTGGCTGGTTTGCGACTTGGCCGACCGGCAAGGCGTCCCGCGCGACCGGCTACTTGCCATGTACGCCGACACCGGCATGGAGTGGCACAACGCCCCGGCACACGTACAGCGTCTTTGCGAGGCTGCCGGGGTCGAGCTGGCGACGGTTTATCCGGTCAGGACTTTAATTGAACGCATGAAATGGCAAGGACAGCGTTTTATTGAACGCGGGATAACCAGAAGAGACGGTAGCGCTGGTCGAGTAATGTTTCCATCACCGCGTTGTCGATATTGTACAACAGTGCAAAAAAAAGGACCGATGGACAAATTGATCCGTCAGTACTCCGGCAAACTGTTGAAGGTCACTGGCGAACGCTGGGCGGAAAGCAAGGCCCGCAGCACCTACACGGAATTCGTTTCCGTTCCGCGTTTGAATAGCCGGGAACGTGTCGTCTACGGTTGGCGGCCGATGCTGGCCTATTCGGAAGCGGATATATGGGCGATGGTGCGCGATACCGGCGTACCGCGCCATGTCTGCTACGAGATGGGGTGTGGTCGTTTAGGCTGTGCCGGTTGCATTTTCAGCAAGGATCACGAGCTACGGATCGAGATGCGCGAGAATCCCGCCATCTTCGAGGCGCTCGACCGGCTGGAGGCCGAATCCGGCTACACCATGAGTATGTCGGGAAAACGAATCAGGGACAGAATCAAGTAGGAGGATTTGAGATGGGCGAAGGATGGATTGGGGTTGACCTTGACGGAACGCTTGCGGAATATCTTGGCTGGCAAGGCATGGGGCATATCGGGGAACCGATTGCTCCGATGGTAGAACGGGTGAAGGCGTGGCTGGCAGTGGGGAAGGACGTGCGGATTTTTACTGCGCGAGTCTGTTCCGGCCAGTCACAAGAAGAGATCGATGTCTTTCTTCGGGAGTACACTCGCTGGTGTTTTCGAGTATTCGGCAGACAACTTCCAGTTACTTGTGAAAAGGATTGGAAGATGATTGAATTATGGGACGACCGTTGCGTACAGATTATGCCGAATATCGGAATCATGGTACAGGACGCCCTTGTTCGGGAAGTTCAAAGTATGAAAAACGATGACGTGAAACGTAGGGCTCGGATCGCGGAGCTGGAACAGGAAAACCGCGAGTTGCTTGCGAAATGCGAAAAATATGAATGCGAGATCGGACTGTCCAAACAACGGATAGCGGCGCTGGAATCGAAAAGCAATATGTACGCTGATTTAGCGGTAACAACGGCTTCAGCTGCGTGTAAAGTTGATGTTTTAGAGAAAGAGCGCGACCCGCTGCGGGAGGCGTTGAAAGAGATTGCGAAATTCGCGGATAGCGAATACGGGAAAAGGATTCCCGCGCCCTCATGCGTGGAGTTCTCAACCATCAAACAGTATGCAGAAAAGGCGTTGGAAGGAGCGGGAGAATGAGTACGGTAAAACGGTGGAAGATTAAAGAACACTACGTAGCCGGAGAGTTTGCAGGTTACGTGGTCGTTACGGACGACAAATACGAGGATGTAGTCTGCCACGGTATTGGCGCAGATTGGAGGGATGATGCTGTTTTAATTGCTTCTGCCCCTGAGTTAAAAGCTGAGCGCGACCGGCTCCGGGAGGCACTGAAAGAAGTTCTGAACTGTGAAGTTGTAACGGACACTGGAGATTATTCTAAAGGCGGTACTGGATTCGATTGTAATGAAGTAAAAGAAATTATACGCGGGGCGCTGACGGAATGAGATCGAAGATGAAATCGAAGCAAGCAAAGGAGTGGCGATGAAACGGAAAGCAATCAAGTTCAGCGGGGACTACCCGAAGCTGCACGGCCAGACATCGGCGGAGCTGATCGCGGTCCGCGATATCCGGATCGACCGGGACACTCCGGCGGAGCTGCTGACCTATGACACGACGAAGTCGGACGGCAGCCGGTACGAACTCAAGACCGGAAAATATTTGCAACTGATTTTCGTCGGCAATCTCGGAATCCCGTTCTGCACGATCCGCAGCGCAGGGTCGGATGGCAAGCGGGATTATTACGTACTCAGTATCGGAGAAATTTTCAATATCGAGGTGAATTAAAATGGTTGAGCAGGAACAGTGCCCGGTATATTGCATTTCAAAAACTAGATGGGATAATTGTCCCATTGAGGAAAAATTGAAAGCCAGGGTCGCAGAATTGGAATCGCATTTGAAAATTCTCCTCGACTTCTGTTGCGAATTGCCGGGATTGCCGGATAAAGTTGAGGCAGTGATCGAAAAAATCAATGGGGATTGAATCATGAGTGATAAGAAATTTGTTATAGAGAGTAATTTTGAACACAAAGGTTTCCGGTGTGTGGTGGTTTTTAATGGTTGCACGGGGTCTCGTTGCGGCTATGTCGAGATTCCGGCCGATCATCCGATTGCCGGAAAGGGCTGGGGCGAACTCAGCGAGATCGATATGCACGGCGGCTGTACCTTCGTAAGCAACGGTCCTTCTGATTACCCGGTTGAAAGCGAACTCGGTTGGATTGGTTTCGACTGCGCCCATTACGGCGATGCACAAGACCATGAAGCATGGAACGAATATTTTCCGGATACCTTTCAGAAATGGCAAAGCCTTCAATTGCTTCATTATTGTCCGGGCAGTGAAGTTCGCAGCAAGGGATATTGTGAAGAACAATGCCGCCAAATCGTCCATCAGTTGATCGAAATGCAGAAAGGGAGCACAAGAGAATGAGCAAGCTTGAAGACATCGTCCCGCCGCTGGAGCTGTGCAGGCGGATTCCGGCAGGAAGGTTTGAGGAATCGGCGCTGGCGTGGGGAAGAGACGTTAATGAAGGGGAATTTTTTGTTTATCCGCGCGAAGACATCATTGATATCGTTTCTCCCGCTCCGACGCTGGCGGAGATTTTAGCAAAACTTCCGGCTGCCATCAATGGGGTAGGCGTTCTTGAGCTGGCGCTGGATGATCGGGCAGAAAATAACGCTGGCCGATATGTGATTTGCTACAACCGCTATGGAGTGGATAGTGCACTTGAGGAAACTACGCAGCTTGAATCGGACAACAACCCCGCAACCGCCGCGCTCCGGCTGTGGCTGTGGCTGAAAGGAATCGAGAAATGAGCTGTTCTGATTGCCAATATTTCATCCCGGCGGATGATACATGGCTAGATGGCGAATGTGTAAAATACCATCATGAGGTCATGGCGGATGACCCGGAATGCGGGGAATGGGATGAGGATGATAAATTGATCGAGGAATCAGAGGGGGAAGAATTGTGAGCAGCATTCTTGACCGTTGCGCGGAGATCGAGGCGGAAGAGGCGCGGAAGCGGGTGGTGGTCAGCAAGCCGTCAGATGAGTATAACCCGGTCAGCTCCAAAGGCAATCAGGTGGAGACCGAAACGAAAGGAGGCGAGTGATGCCGATTGACTATTCCAAGTACCCGGCTAACTGGAAAACTGAGATCCGGCCGGCGATTCTCAAACGGGCCGGGAACCGGTGCGAAAAGTGCGGAGTGCCGAATCTGGTGCAGGGATATCGGGATAAATCCGGAAAGTTCCATGCGTTGAATGCCTTCCAGTGCGGACTTGCTTCATTGTGCGGACACAGAGTGTTCCGGATCGTCCTGACGGTCGCGCATTTGAACCATGACCGGACGGACAACCGGCCTGAGAACCTTGCGGCGCTCTGTCAGCGTTGCCACCTGCTGCACGACCGGGAGCAGCACCGGGAAACCCGACGAAAAAATAGACTGTGAGGAGTTGCCAGAATAGTTATAAATAATATCTTGCTTCCTGTCAGAAAAAATAAAATCTAATTGCATTTGGAGAATGGAGAGATATATTGCCTTCCTATAAGTTTATTGTCGAAGTAATGAGGATAGATAATATGAGCAGATATGCAACCGATCCAATTACCGCAGATGATATTATAAAATATTTAGAGGAGAACGACGCTTCTGCATTAAAGAATTTTACTTTTGAATTTGAAGTATGTAAGGCGATAATTGACAAAGGAGAAACAGATATTAAATTTGGCGGACTATACTTTGATCCGGATTTGAAACATAATAGACAGTTTGATATCCGTTTAAAAGTTAGTCTTCCGCAACAGAATATTTATTTTCATTTAGCTATAGAGTGTAAAAATCTGACCACAAATAATCCGCTTATTGTTACGACATCACCCCGAATGGGCAAAGAGTCCTTTCTCCAATTTTGGAAATTCTTTCAATGCAGCAGAGACGAGACAGTCAATGGTATTTTGCAAAAATCTTATTTGATTGGCAATGATATTTTTGTGATGCAAGAAAAATGTTCCGATTTCTATCCTATTGGTAAGAGCGTAGGAAGAATGTGTGTTCAACTCGGCAGGCATATTGATAAACAAATTGGATTCATCGAAAGCGATTCGGAATGCTATGATAAATGGACGCAGGCATTTTCATCCCTTGCAGGCATGATGGAAAAGGCATGTAAATGGTTTCTGGAACAAGAAGAAAACAAAGGATATGTTTATGGAACACATATTTTTCTCCCGATACTGATTGTACCAGATGGGACATTATGGTGCATCAACTATTCACAACCAGATTCTCATACAACCCCTTGTCAGGAAAATCATATTTCATTGTTTGCGGATCGCAATTATTTTGTAAAGGGACCACGAGGAGGAGTAAGACCTTATACCGCATCTCATTTGGAGATAATGACTCTTTCGGGTTTGAGAGCCTATTTGACAAGGATTAACTCGCCTTCAGAACCTCTGATATCTGATTCGTCAAATCATGAACTTGTCTGGCCTCAATAGAGCATAGCTTTTATAATCCGTTGACAATCCCAGCTCCGGTGTTCAAAACATCGGAGCTTTTTTATGGCCGGAGCCGGGAGAAAATCGAAATATGACGAGTTCGTCGCGCCGCACCTCGCGCGGATCGAACACCTCTGCCGCATGGGAGCGACCGAGGCCGAGATCTGCGGAAAGCTCGGTGTGGCGGTTTCCAGCTTCAACCTCTACAAGCATGAACACCCGGAATTGTCGGAAGCCTTAAAACGGGGCAAGGTCGTCGCCGACGATGCGGTCGAAGCGGCACTCTACCGGCGCGCGGTCGGCTACACCTATGACGAGGTCAAGGTCAACAGCTATGTGGACAACAATCAGAATCAGCGGCAGTTCCGGACCGTCACCACCAAAGAGATCCCCCCGGACGTGACCGCGGCGATCTTCTGGCTCAAGAACCGCCGCCCCGAAAAGTGGCGCGACCGGCACGAGTTCGGCTTCGAGGGCAACATCCCCGTCAAACTCATCGAGGAGGAAAAGGACCTGTGAGTGAATCGACTTTCATTTTCAACAGCCGTCATCCGGAGTACGTCGCCCATGCGGAGGCGTGGCGCCGGGCGCGGGATGCGTACAGCGGCGGCACGGAGTACATCCATAAGGCGCTGATCAAGCATGTGTCCGAAATCTCGATGGAATTCGAGGAACGGCAGCAGCGGGCATATTATTTCAACTATCCGCGGAACATCGCGCAGCGGATCACCCAGTATGCACTGGCGGTCGATCCGGTCCGCGCCGGCGCGAGTGCTGAGCTGGTCGAGGACTGGAGCCGCTCCGGGCTGCGCGTCAATGAGGTGATGCGGCAGGCTTCGACGCTGCTGAACATCTACGGCCGCGCGTGGCTGTTCTGCGGCGCCCCGGCATTCGAGGGGGCGGTCGACCGAGAACGGGCGGAACGGGAACGGCTGCGGCCCTACTGCGTCGCGTTTTCGCCGCTTTCGGTCAAGGATTGGGCCTACGGAGACGACCGGCGGCTGCTGTGGGCGAAAATCGAGGAGATGCACACCTATGACAGTAACCCCGCAGTGATGCGCCAGACCGTCCGGCGCGTCCGGCTGTGGACCCGTGACCGGTGGGAACTGTACGACCCGCTGACTTCCGAAATCACCACCGGGGCGAATCCGACCGGGGTGGTTCCGCTGGTTGAACTGATCGAGCCGGACGGCTTCGGCATCGAGGCGAATCACTGGTTCGAGGATGTGGTGCGGATCAGCGACGCGATCCTGAACAATGAATCCGAAGCGCAGATGAACGTCGTGAAACAGATGTTCGGGATGCTGGTGGTGTCGGAGAACTTCCAGCGCAGCGCCGCCAAGGCGATGCCCGGCGGGAAGAAAACCGAGAACGACAGCTTTTCGGCGGTAGTGGCCCGGTCGGCGGCGCTGGTCGAGTCCCCGGAGGAAAAAGGCATCAGCCGGTATATTTCGCCCTCCGGCGCGGAAACCTCGACCATCCGCGCCGAAAATGCGAATTTGAAGCAGGAGCTGTTCGACGTGGTCGGCCTTGCGATCCAGAGCCGCAGCAAAGAGGCGCAGACCGCCGAATCGAAGGCCTGGGACTTCCAGAACGTGACGCAGTTCCTGGCCAACCGGGCCGACCTGCTCGAACAGGCCGAGTTGCGGGCGTGGGAGATCATGAACCTCTGGGATGGTTCCGTGCCGGTGCCGCAGGTGACCTACAACCGCAAGTTCGCGGTGCGGGACCTCGAAAAGAACATCGCCGGACTGCTTCAGCTTTCGAACGTGCCCGGCACCGGGATCGAATACCGGAAAGCCGCGCTCGGCATCGCCGTCGAGCTGCTGGACGCGATCGGCAGCATCCCCGACGACCGCAAGAAGGCGCTGCTGAAGGAGATCGAGGAGACGCGCCCCGCCCCGGTGCCGGAGCTGAATTTCGGGAGCGTTGACAATGACGACCCGGATAACAACCAGGGAGATGACGATGAAACTGAGTGAGATCATCAAAAAGGCGCTGAAAGGCGAAGAGTTGAACGCGCTGGAAAAGGCGGAGCTGGAGAGGTTCGACCCGGACGCCCTGACGCAGCGGGCCGCCGACGCGGAAACCCGGCTCAGGGAGGCGCGGGAAAAGCTCGATGCCGCCGAACAGGACAAGATGACCGAAGCCGAGAAGTTCAAGAAGCGCGCCGAACAGGCCGAAGCGAAGCTCAAGACCTCCGAGGAGGCCCGCCGCGCCGCCGAAGCCGACCGCGACGAGGCGAAACGGCAGCACGCCGCGCTTCTGCGCAGCAACCGGATCGCCGAACTGGCCGCGAAGCACAAGTGCGAGGAGCCGGAGTACCTGGATTTCCTCGCCGAAAAGCGCGGCATCGACATCAACGACGACGCGAAGGTGTCCGAGTTCGTCGAGGCGCTGAAAAAGGAGGCCCCGAAGTATTTCGCCGCCGACGTGAAGCCGGGCGCGGGCGCTCCGCCGCCGAAGCCGCAGGGGGAGAAGCCGCAGCCGGGCGACCGGATCGGCTCGATCATCGAGAGTTTGAACAACGCACCCGAAATTCAACCTGAAGTCCAATAAAAAGGAGAGTTCCCCATGTTGTACACCTACAGTTTCCAGAACAAAAAGCGCGATCTGTCGGACGTGCTGTCCACCGTAGTCAAGGATGAACCGCGTTTCATCTCGAACTTCCGCAACCTCGGCATCGCGACCCAGCAGAAGCACGAATGGCTGGAGGACCAGATCGCGGGCCGCAGCATCGTCGCCACCGCGGTTTCCGCCCTGGCCTGCACCGTCAGCGCCGCCGACGCGGCCAAAGTCAGGGCCGGGACGCTGCTGACCGTGAAGGACGATCCGGCGCTGTTTCGTGTCGTGTCGGTCAGCGGCAGTACCGTGACCGTCGAGTTGGCCGCCGCGAACGGTTCCGCCACGACCACGCCGAAGGCCAACGACGTGCTGAACATCGTTTCGACCCCGATGGCGGAAGGCACCGCCAACGGCGACGGCGAGGAAGATTACCACTTCACCGACAAGGACTACAATTTCTGCCAGATTTTCCGCAAGGAGATCGTGCTGACCGGTTCGGCGCTGGCGATCAACGTCTACGGCAACGTCGACAATCAGCTCAACCGCCAGACCGCCTTCGCGCTCGGCGAGCTGACCCGCGACCTGAACCGGGTGGTGCTGTTCGGCCGCAGGATCGAGCCGACCGCCGCCGCGAAGGGCGAAGCGGGCGGACTGTACTGTTTCGGGACGCAGGCCGGCGGGCTGCTGGTCGATGCGTCCGGGGCGGCGTTCGACAGCTATGTGGTCAATGACGGCGCGCAGGCGGTGATGGGCGCGGGCGGCGATCCGCAGCAGATCCTCTGTTCGCCGGGACAGGCGCGCGTGCTTTCCAACGAGTTCAAGGACCGGCTGCAGGTTCTGCGCTCCGACGACCGGCGCGGCGCTTACGTCGCGGTCCTGATCAACGAGGTCAACGGGCGCGGCATGACGATCATGGCCGACCCGGACGTGCCGGACACCGAAGCGTGGGTGCTCGACCCCGCCGGATTCGGAATGCGAAACCTCAAGGGACGGGCCATCTCCGACGAGGACGCCACCCCGAAGGGCTTCGACGGCATCCGGCGCGTGGCGCTCGGCGAACTGACTTTCGTGTTCAAGAACGCGAAGCAGCGGCTCTGCCGGATCAAGGGCCTGCAGCCCAGCGCCGCCGCGCTGGCCGGAATCAAGAGCAGCCGCGGCACCGTGACGGTCGCCAACACCGAAGCGAATCCGGTGCCGACCAGGACCGTGACCGAGTAAACCGGATGGACGGCGGCGATCACTTCAAAGCCGTCCATTTTTTTATGGAGGGAGAAACGATGGCGAAGATCATTTCGATTCAGCGCACGGGTTCGCGCGGCGTGGTGCAGTTCATCGGGCCGAACGGGGCGGATGCGATCGGTTTCGACGCGAAACTCACCGACGCCGAGGTGCGCGGGCTGCTTCCGGCGTCCGGGGCGGAGCTGGCCCGGCTCCGGGCGCGGGCAAAAGAGCTGAATGTCAAGGGCGACATCGACAGGATGCAGCTCAAGACGCTGCAAAAGAAGATCACCGAAGCGGAGGCCGCAGATGCTGGACCCGGCGAAGGCTGACGAATACTTTGCGCTCCACCTGAAAGGGCCGGAGTGGGCGAAGCACAGTGAGGACGAACGCGCTGCCGCACTGACGATGGCGGAACAGGACGTTTCGCTGGAGCTGGGCGGTTCGGAACTCGACTACGGCAGCCCGCTCGCGGTGGCGGCGGTATGCGAACAGGCGCTTTTCCTGCTGGAAAGCAGCGCGGCGGGGACGGCGCAGGTCATGAACGGGGCGTTGGTTTCCGCCGAAAGCGTGGACGGGATCGGCAGCCGGACCTACCGGACGGGACTGACCGAGGCCGACTTCGCGATCGGGGAGCGGGCGCGTCGCTTCATTGAACAACTCCGGGGCCGCCCCGGAACCGTGAAAATCAACCGGGGATAAAGCGGGCGGCTCCCGCCGGCATATTATGGCCGGGGAACTTCATTTTCACCGGCCGGATTTTTAATCAGGTACTCCATGAATCCCATCGCAAATACACTCGATCAGCACAGGAAGGCCAACAAATCCATCCGGGCGACCACGGGGAAGATGGCGGCCATCTACAAGCAGGCGCGCGAGCGGCTGAACTCCCGGCTGCAGAAGTACGTCCTGTCCGATCCGAACCCGTCGAACGGCAAATGGATGGTCGGGCTGATCGAGGAGCTGGAAAAGAACTATGCGAAGCTCGAGGAAGCGTTCGTAAAGGAGATGGGCGGCGCGATTCCCTACGTCGCGCAGAGCTACTACTTCGATGCGCTGTCCGACCTCGGGAACACCGTCACCGGGAAGCTCGACAAGGCGAAGATCGAGCTGCTGCGCAAGGACGCCTGGAACCACATCGCGGGCATGACGAAGAACATGGAAAAGAGCGACGTGGCCTGGCTCCGGCAGACGGCGGGGGATGTGTTTCGGCTGGCCGGAACCAGCGGCATGACGGCGCAGGAGACGAAGCAGATGCTGCTCGGGAAGATCCTGATGCGGCCGGAGAAGTTCCAGTTCACGGACGCGGGCGGCCGGATGTGGGACAACAAGACCTATTGCGAGATGCTGACCCGGACGGTGCTGCTGAACGCCGGGCGGCAGACCTATTTCGACGCCTGCGCGGAAAACGGCAGTGACGTGGTCCGGGTGACCGTCAGCGGCAATCCGTGCCCGGACTGCGCGGTGTGGGAAAACCGCCTGCTGTCGATCAGCGGGAATACGCCGGGGCTGCCGACGGTCGCGGAAGCGACGGCCGCCGGCCTCTGCCATCCGAACTGCACCCACAGCTTTGTGGCGGTCGGTGATTACGTCCGGGAACAGGACTTCACGGAAGACGGCCGCCCGAAGGAGGGCCTGAACTCCCCCGGCAAAGAGGAGAAGAACGACAAGGAGGCGCGGAAGAAGTACCGGCAAGGCCCCGCCACTGCGTCCAGGAAGAAATCCGCGACAACTGCCCCGGAAAAGGACAAGCCGGGCACCACGGCCACGGCTAAGCCCGGAAAAGACGCTTCTGCAGCAGTACAGCCGAAACTGCCGCTGGATGGGTCTGGAATCAAACAGAATCAACCGCTGGCAGACGCGGAATTGAGCGAAGTCAGGGAGTATACCAGATCGGAAGGCTATCAGGAGCTCAATGACTATCTGCGGAAAGGGAAAGGCGGCAATCCCGACCTCGACCGCAAGGCGGAACTCCTCGACCGGGCCATCGGAAAATCGACAACGAAAGAGACGTTGACCCTCTGGCGCGGCGTGGTCGACAATCCGGAACTGATCAAAGGCCGGGAAAGCGGCTTGATTTCCGAAATCGATGTCAAAGGCTTTCAGAGCACCTCCCGCTCCTTCGACGTGGCGTGCGGGTTCGCCGGGAATGACGGGCGGTCGGCGGTCGTTTTCAAAATCACGGTGCCGAAGGGAAAGCACGCGCTGGACGTTTCGTCCATCAGCCACAATCCTGATGAACAGGAGGTTTTACTCCCCTCGACTGGAAAATACCGGGTGGACAAGGTATATTATGAAAAAGACGACGACGGCTTCATCATTCGGCAGATTGTGGAGGTGACCTATGAATAGCGGGCTCGGCGAGCGCATGGGAACGCATGAGAGTGAAATTTACACTTGGGCTCATTCCACCTTATGCGGCCATGTCGATTTTAAAAAGTTCCGGGAAATTGCGCCGAATTGCTCAAAAGAGGTGATCGAAGCGATCCGCGTGCTCCGCCGGAATGTGCCGGAATACCGCGACGTGAAAGTCCCCGGCCTTGATGAGGATTGAACTTAAACGCACCCTTCCGCCCGGCTTCTCCGCCGGGTTTTTCTTTGTCTTTGATATGGATGAATCGTTAAAATAATTGCAAAATAATCCATAAAACCAATTGACACTCCGTCGAATCGTCCTATATTGAATGGCAGGGACATAACGGAGTATTGAGACATGAACGACGCGCCGGACTGCTGGGGAAAATTCAACGCGGATTGCATTTGTGAATATTCCGAGGCGTGCCGTCTGTTCACCGAAACCGAACCTGCGATGACCCGCCCGATCGGCGGGCAGGATTATGACGACGTGGCGGACTGGGCTGAAGATCTGGCCGATCACGATCACACGCCGGGCTGTGAGCCGGAGGAGCCGGAAGCGGCGACCACCGCGCCCGATCTGGCCGGTTTCCTGAACTTCATCCTGCACCTCGACGACTATACGCTTGGAATTCTCGCGGAGATCATCGCGCCGTCCCGGATCGGGAAACGGTATTCCGTGGCCGATCTGGCCCGGATTCACGGCATCTCGCGGCAGGGGATGCACCGGAAAATGCTGGATGTGGCGCGAAAGAGCCCTGAGCTGTGCAGTCTGCTCGGCATGACGGTAAAGAAGATCCAGAAAGCCCGCCGCGACTTCACCGCGCCGCGCCGGGTTCGCCAACCCTCCGGGCAGATGGAGTTCCGCTTCTGATGAATGAAAAATCAAATGTCACAGGCACGAGTACGGCGCAGCCGCACGGAATGCCGGAGACCGGGGCCCCCGGAAAGTACCCGGAGCCCGGTGCAGCCGGGACCCGAGGCCCGTGGCCGAAGGGTGGCAACTTTCCGGGGATGTTTCAATACACGCAAGCGCAGAAGCGCGCCCTGCGGCTGCTCGGCGGCCCGGCTGGTCACGTCATGCTGTTCGGCGGTTCGCGGTCGGGGAAAACCTTTGCGCTGGTCTGCGCGATCCTGACGCGGGCGGGAAAGGCTCCCGGAAGCCGCCACGCGATCATCCGGCGCCACTTCAACGGCGTCAAGACCTCCATTGGCGCGGACACGCTGCCGAAGGCGGTGCACCTGCGTTTCCCGACCTGGCGGCTGGACTATAACCAGAGCGATTCGGTATTCCGGCTGGCCAACGGCTCGGAAATATGGCTGATCGGCCTCGACGACGCGCAGCGGGCGGACAAAATCCTCGGCAAGGAGTTCGCCACAGTCTACTTTAACGAGTGTTCGGAGCTGGACTATTCGAGCGTTCAGACGGCCCTGACCCGCCTGGCGCAGAACTGCCCGGAAATCCGCAACAAGGCGTTCTACGACTGCAATCCGCCGAGCAAATCGCACTGGGCCTACCGGGTGTTCATCCAGAAGCTGCAGCCGATCGACCGGACGCCGTTGAAAAATCCGGGTGATTACGACGCAATGCTGATCAACCCGGCGGACAACCGGGAGAATCTGCCGGCGGGCTACATCGAAAACACACTCGGCGGGCTTTCGCAGCGCCAGCAGAAGCGGTTCCTGCTCGGGGAGTGGCTGGACGACACGGAGGGGGCTTTGTGGCGTCAGTCGATGATCGATTCGGCGCGGGTGGTGAATGCGCCGGAGCTGGTGCGGGTGGTGGTCGGCGTGGACCCCGCGGTGACGGCGGGCGAGGAGAGCGACCGCACCGGGATCGTCGCGGCGGGAATGGGCGTGGACGGCGACTTCTACGTGCTGGCGGACCGGAGCATCAAGACCGACCCGCTCGGCTGGTGCCGGGAGGTGGTGAAGCTCTACCGCGAATACGACGGCGACCGGGTGGTGGGCGAGGTGAACAACGGCGGCGACCTGATCGAAGGGCTGCTGCGGCAGGTGGACCCGGACATCGCGTTCCGGGCGGTGCGGGCGTCGCACGGGAAGATCATCCGGGCGGAACCGGCAGCGGCGCTGTACGAAAAGGGGCGGGTTCATCACGTCGGCCGCTTCCCGGAGCTGGAGGAGGAAATGACCGGTTTTGTCCCCCTGATGAGCAAAGACAGCCCCGATCGGATGGACGCGCTGGTGTGGGCGCTCGCTGAGCTGGCCAAAGGCGGCCAGCGGTTCATTCTCGCCTGATACGATGCGCTTCCCGGAATGCTTCAGCATCCGCTTATTTTTTTGCATTCTCTGAGATGAGTGCTATTTTAATTCCAAATGTATAAACGGGCAGCGGGAAAATGCATCGAATATTCATCGTTACATTGTTGGCGGCGCTGCTGGCGTGCGATCTGTGCGCCGGCCCGCTGAGACTGCGGGCGGAAGCCTGCGTGGACGGCGACACGTTCGCCGCATCACGGGAGGCGCGCGTGATCCGGCTTTGGGGAATCGACGCGCCGGAGCTGAACCAGCCCTGGGGAAAGGCGGCGAAGGCGGCGCTCGAGGAGTTCCTTCGTAAACGGGAGCTGTCGATCACGGTAAAGGGGAAGAGCTTCGGCCGGACGGTCGGGATCGTGCGAAGCGACCGGCGGGACGTCGCGCTGGAGCTGCTGAAAATGGGATTGGCGTGGCACGATCCGCGTTACGCGCCGAAGCGGGACGATTATGCGAAGGCGGAGGCTGACGCCCGGAAGGCGAAACGCGGCCTCTGGAGTGATGAAAACCCGACGCCGCCCTGGGAGTGGCGAAAACAGAACCACCAGTCCGGAGAGGATGATTAACCACAAAGGGAGGAAGAGCCATGAAAACACAATGCCCTCACTGCGATCAACATTACGAGGTGGATGATCGAATCGGCGGCGAGATCGTGAAATGTGAAATGTGCGGCCAGGAATTTGTGGCTGAACCGCTTCCGGAAGTTCGGCCGAAACCGGCTCCGGCCGCAGCCGTTCCGAAACCGGTTCCGAAGCCGGCAGCCCCGGGGCAGGTTTTGAATTCAAATCCGAACCTGATGTTCTGTCCGGATTGCGGCAGGCAGATTTCCCGAAACGCCCCGGCCTGTCCGAATTGCGGACGCAGGAATGTCATCGGAGAAGACCGGCTGAGTGTCTGGATCATCGTCCTGATGTGGGTGCTGCTGTTGATTCCGTGCGGCAGTTTTGCGGTGGTTCTGGTATCGAGCATACTGTACTATGTCTGGCGCCGGGATTACCCGAAGAAGGCGAAAGCGGTGAACCTGCACGGCTGGCTGGTGTTTCTGGTCGGAATCCTGATCTGGATGTTCCTGTACAATGTACTCCAGACGCGATAATGCGCGGAAGATGAAGATGATAACAGAGATGATACTTTGATGAAACGAGCGGGTAAAGAGATGAATAACGCTTCGGGAGAGGGCAACAGCGCGGCCGGATGCTTCGGCCTCGTAATTACGGCTGTCGTTTTTTTCATTTTGACCAGTTTATGCATACCGGGCATGAGAAATGATGTATTTGGAGGTTTGTTCGGCTGTAAAGCACATCGAACATCTTCCAAGCCGGAACCTTTGAAGTTTGAAGATTCAGCCGCGGTCGCTTATGTTCAGGAAAGGGTACTGAAAGAGCTCAAGGCTCCTTCTACGGCGGAATTCGTCGGAGTGGCCAAAGTCACCCGTCCGACCGGTTCGGACATTGAGAAGGCGGCCAGGACGCTGAACATCGACCCGGACCATCTCTGGATGGTCGCCGGAGAAGTGGACGCCCAGAACAGTTTCGGAGCGATGCTCCGCAACTCATACGCCGGGCTGGTGGAGTTCCATCCGGATAAGGGCTACCGCGTTATAAACATTATCATCGAATAGAAGAAAAGATTTTCCCTCAATTTGCATTGACAAGGCGCTTCCGGTAAAACGGAGGCGCCTTTTTATGTTTCATCCAGACACCGACATCGTCATCCAGCAGCCGGACGCGGTCGTGGACGGCAAGCAGACCTATACGAACATCCCGGCGCGGGGACGGGTGATCGACTTCTCGCAGCGCGACATCGATTATTTCGGAACGATTCAGAATGGGAAAATCATTCTGATCGCCGCGCCGGACATCCCGAAGCTTCCGGCACGGATCATCGTCGAAGGTGAAATCTACGATCTGAAATCGGTGCGGGTCTGCCGCGACCTCTCCGGGCGGCTGATCGGCTGCCGCTGCGCGGTGGCGGGTGATTGAGATGGCCGTCAAAATCGAATGGGACCTCGGAACCGTCCGCGCCCGGATCGGGGCCGGAGACGCGCGGATGAGAAGCGCCGCCGACCGGGCGATGTCCGATGTCGCTTCGTTCGTCGCTTCGGAAGCCAAAGACCGCACGCCTGTCCTGACCGGCGCTCTGACGATGGATGTGACCGGAGAAACCGGACGGGAGGGCGATACCGCAATCGCGGCCGTCAAGGTTCCGTCGAACAGCCCGGCGGCGTCATACGCGGTAAAGATGCACGAAGAGGAGTACAATCCGGGTCCCGGCTCCGTCGATAAACAGAGGCGGACCGGCCAAAGGGTCGGAAAGAAGTATATCACCCGCGCCATCGACGACAACCGCGAAAAAATCCGCAGAATCCTGACCGAAACATTGAGAAAGGCGTTTGAGAAATGAGCGCAGTCGCCATTGAAAGAGTTCTGACGCAGTGGACCGCGGAAGTCCTGGGACGAACGGTCGACACGGATATCTGCCGCGGCGGAATCCCGGCCGGCAAAAAGAATTTCGTCTCCGTGATGCTCGGCGGGGAGATTCCGGATTCCCGAATCGGCCCGCGCACCTGGAATCTGCAGATTCTCGGCAGATTCGTTTCCCGCGACGACGCGCTGGAGATGCTCGACCGGCTGGCCGGGGCGGTTCCGTTCTACGATCTGGAAACCGGCGGCGTCCGGATCGTATCGCTCGTGCCGCGCGGCGGCGGCGAGCCGTATCCGGCCGGCGGGAACGGCGCGCTCGGCTGGAACGCCAGCGCGAACTTCGAAGTCTCCGCATTATTGACAAATCCGGACCGGTAACAATCAGCCTGAAAAAATGAAGGAGGCGGACAACATGGCAAAAGAACTGACCGCGTCGGAAATTCTTGCGCTCCGCAAGAAGATCCGCAAATATCCGTATCTCGCCCAGGTCGACGGGGTCGACCTCGGGCCGCTGAACGGCCCTCCGACCGTTGAGGGGGACATCGAAACCTTTGACGTCACGCTGTACGAGACCGAGGCGGAGATTCAGGCGCGGTACCTGACCCGGAACGACCTCACTCTCACACTGACGACCCGGAACATCGACAAGCTCATGGAGCTGCACGCCGCATACAAAAAGGGCGACGACCTGCTCGACGAATCCCGGAAAATCGAAATCGTGCTGGTTCCGATCACGAAGGACGCATCGGCGCCGACGCTGACCTTCCCGAACGCCTATATCAATCCGGGACTGTCGTACAACCCCGGCGACAACGAGGCGCATTACGGGGAGCTGGTGTTCACCTGCAAACCCGGCGAGGACGGGCTGCCGTTCGCCTGGAGCGGCACGGCGTCGTCCCCGGGCGGCTCGGAGGGATAAATCATGGCCAGATGTTTTTCGAAGCTCACGCAGACGAGTGTCCGGATCGAAGTCGGCGGCGGCCGGAGTTTCGACTGCCCGATGCTGCCGGTTTCCGCGATTGACGAGTTCGACGGGATCCGGGAGATGCTCGGCTCCGTCGACAAGCCGGAGACGCTGAGGGAGGTTTTCCGCCGCCTGCGCGAAATGGCAGCCCGGGTGCTCCCGGAGGAGTATGCGCCCGGCCTCGCCCGGTTTACGCTGGACAAGCTCATCGAACTCGTCGCCTACCTGATTTACGGCGACGACGACGATCAGCCCGCCGGCGGCCAGGCCCCGGCCGATGCGGAGGACGATCTTTACGAAGCAAAAAAAAAGTGACTGACGGCGAGGCCCGGAGGCTCGATTTCGACTTCCTGGCCTGCCGGATCATGAAGGAATTCGGGTGGACGATCGACTATGTGCTGTCGATCAGCTACCCGGTTTTCTTTTACCTGACCTCCGAGCTGCGCCGCGTCCGCTCGGATCACGCCATCGACGCGTTCTTCCTCCCGTATGGCGCGGCGAAATTCGGCGGGAAGTGTTCGCGGGAACTGTTCCGCGCGGCCGGGAGCTTCTTCCTGAACGACGGGGAGGATGATCCGGATGCCCTCGATCCCGAAGCCGTGGAGGCGGCCCGGAACCGTCTCCGGGCGATCAATGATGAGCATTCCCGCCGCCTCGCCGAAGCCGCCGTGGAAACGGAAGTCCGGCATTGACAAAGCGTTTCCGGTAAAACGGAGGCGTTTTCAATGAGTTTTGATCTTGGTGCGATCGGCGCGAAAGTGACGCTGGACACCGCCGAGTACAGGCGCGGGATGGACGGCCTGCCGGGAATTGCGGAAAATAATTTCCGGAAGATCGCCGCAGCGGCTGCCGCTTACCTGTCCGCCCGGCAGCTGTTCCGTTTCGGAAAAACGGCGGTGGATGAATTTTCCGCTCTCGAAGAGGCGGCCAATAAATTCAAGAACACGTTTTCCGGGATTCCCCAGCTGGCCGCGCGGACGGCGGAAGACCTTCAGAAATCCTTCGAGCTTCCCCGGCAGTCGGCGCTTGAGATGCTGGCCGGAACCGGCGATCTGCTGACCGGCTTCGGCTTCGCGCAGGAGAGCGCGCTGGAGCTGGCCGACGCGGCCTCCCGTCTCGGCGTCGACCTGGCCAGCTACCAGAATTATGCGGGAGGCGCACAGGCGGCGACCGAAGCGCTGACCAAGGGGATGCTGGGCGAGACGGAAAATCTAAAGGCGCTCGGCATCGTCGTCCGGCAGGACAGCGAAGAGTTCAAAACGCTGACGAAAGCGTTCCGGAGCGGCGGATTGTCCGTCGCTGAATTCAACCGTCTGTTCGGGGAAGGCAGCAAAGAGTACAATCGGGCGGTGGAACAGTTCAGAAATGCCCGCGGCCTGACGGAGCAGCAGGCGGTCGCCATGGCCGTTCTGGCGATTTCGACCCGGCAGAGCATGAACGCGATCGGCGACTACAACCGCCCCGGCGACACGCTGGCGCAAACTCAGATGCGGATTGCGAGCAGCACGAGAACAGCGACCGCCGCCATCGGCGAACACCTGGCCAAGGCGGTGCATCCGGCGCTGAGGGCGTACAACGATCTCCTGGTCTCATTCAACAATCTGGACGAATCCGCCCGCAACTCCCTCGTGAATGCGGCGCTTCTGACCGCCGGCATCGTCGGCTTGAAAACGGCGACCGCGACCGCTGCGACGACCGCGCTGCTCTATGCGAAACTCAGGCGGGACATGATCGCGGCGGCGGTCGGAGAGGCCGCGGCGACCGGGAAGGTGACCGCCGCGGTCAATCAGCAGACGGCGGCGTTTGCGGCCAATGCGGCGGCCCGGAAAGCCGCCGGAGCCGTGAATCTGCCGGCGGGCGGAATGCTGAACTGGAACGAACTGCGCCGGAACGACGTTCAGCAGCGCTGGGACGCGCGCCGGGCCTCCCGGAGCGCCAGAAGGGCCGCGACACTGTCCATGGATGCCGAAGACGCCGTACTGGCCCGGCGCATGTTCGGCGGAGGCGCATCGGTCTCCGGATTCGAAAGGCGCAATACGCGGCTCGACGATACGTTCAAAACCGTCGGCGCCGCCGCGGGAAACACGGCGCCACAGATGAAGAACCTCGCGGAAGGGATCAACGCGGCGGGAAAGAGCGGCCGGACTCTGCGTGACACCCTCAGGAAAACCACCGCCTCCTGGAATGGCTTCGCCGGCGGGCTGAACCGTGATATGGGGAAGCTCATGACTACGATGACAGGCGGAATGACCGGACTTTCCGGCGCATTGACGGCGGCAGGGAACGCGGCGGCGGCAATGGGTGTCGCTGTCGCCGGCTGGGAGTTCGGCAAATATCTCGGGGAGGCCACGGGCTTCAACCGCTGGCTCGAAAAGAACTGGACGCTCATGACCACCGGCGTGGACATCGATGAACTGGACCGCAAAAACCGGGAGGAGATCGAAGCGCGGAAAAAGCGCCTGGAGGAACAGGACAAAGCCGCCCGGGAGGCCGCGGCGCGCCGTGAGACGATCGAGCGCAGGAACGAGGAACTCGAAAAACACCGGACGGGTTATGCGAAGATCATGTTCCAGTACCAGCTTGGAATGGCGGAGGACGAGGAGAAGCTCGTGATGCTCCGAAAACGCTGTTCCGAGCTCAGCGTCCAATATTCCAGGGCGGAAATGAAGGACAAAAACGCCATTCTTCAGGAACAGCTCCGCCTGGTGGAATCCGGCCGGCAGATTTCGGAGAATCTGGAGCGCGAACAGGAGAATTTCCGGAAGGGCTGGCGTGACTTCACCCTGTCGCTCCGGGAACAGGAATTCGACCGCCGCATCGATGGACTGACGGAATCCGGGAATATCGAAGAGGCGAAAAGGCTGCTGCGCGCAGTGGCGGATAAAGCCCTTTCGGATATTTACCGCTACCGCGATCTTTATGAAAACGCGAAAACCGCGAAAGAACGGGAACGGCTCGAAGAACTTATGCGGGAAGAAATGGGGCGTTATCGCAAATACGAATCGGAAGCGTACAGACAGGAAAAGCAGCGGCGTTCGGCCGGGAATGCGGTCGGCAATTTTTCGGCGGAACTTTTTTTCCGGCAGACCGGCGGAAGCGAGCTGGACCGGAACGCGGGGGAAATCGCCTCCAACACCCGGGAGACGAACGGAAAGCTCGACAACATCTATTCCAGGATGGAAAAAAACAACCGGAATCAGCCCGGGAGATATTCATAAGGGGAATTTCAACATGAATGTGAGATTGGAAGCCAATGCAACGCGGTCGCTCGATTACATGGGCGCTTCGGAGGAGTTGACGCGTTATTACATTGTGGACGGCGTTTCGGAGGCCGGAGACGCCGCGGAAACCGCTCTTCAGGCTGTTTACGGGAATATTTCCCATCTTCTGTCCGGCAGCATCTGCCTGAAAAATGTGGAAGTCGATCAATATCGCGGCGGCGGGGTCTGGCGGATCGCGGCGAATTATGAGCGCGACGTCGATCTGGCCGCCGCGCTTTCCGGCGCGGAGGAGGAGGCGACGTTCAGCTTCGACACCTCGGGAGGAACCGCGCACGTCCTCAAGGGGCTGGAGCTGAAAGAGGAGATATACGCGAAAGAAGAAGGGCACGAGAAGCTGTATCCGGGATTGTACATCAACTGGAACGGCCGCACCGGCCCGGACCGGGCGATTGGAGGCGTGGACATCATTTCGCCGAACGGGCGGATCTCATTCACGAAGCGAATGAGGTATTCCAGATTCACGACCGCATACCAGAAACTGCTGTTCGAGATGACCGGGAAGGTGAACGACGCGCTTTTCAAGGGGTGGGAAGAGGGTGAACTTCTGTTTCTCGGGGCGAATTCGTCGGGGAAGGTCAGAAGCAGCGAACTGATCACAGTCTCCTACAATTTTTCGATCTCCAGAAACGAAACGGTAACCTTCGGGACGTCGGGCGTCTCCAGAAAGAAAGAGGGATGGGACATCCTGTGGAGCCTGCCGGGCGAGGAACCGGATGCGTCGTCCCAATACCTGAAACTGACGGAAAAAGCCTACTTCATCACCCGGGTGTATGAGAGGGCGGATTTTCGGAAACTTGGAATATGAACAGAAATTTCAACGATATTTTTACCGGCGACTCTTTTTCGCCGGAACCTGCCGGCCGATACCGGGCGGTCAATGAACTGCTGAGGGATTTCGGAGCGACCGGAACGCCCGGTTTTCGTCGCGGTCGGAACGAGTGTTCGCTGCGGATTACGGTTTATAATTCCGGAACCGATGAGATTCCGCGCGGCGCCGCGGCCGGGTTTGACGAGGCGGGAACGGGGCTGGAAACCGCGTCCGGCGACCTCGTTCCCGCCGTGAAGCTCCTGACGCAAAGCACGGACATGTGGGGCGTGGCCGCCGCGGGAATCCCCCCGCGGGAAACGGGGGAAATCATTCTCTCCGGCGTGGCGGCGGTACGGCTTTCGGCGGCGCTGCCGGCGGGCACGAAGTTCGTGGAGCCGGGGGACGGCGGCAGCTTCAAAGCGGCCTCCGGCGGCCGCGCGCAGGTCATCGCCTCGCAGGGAAACACCGCCCTCGTCCTCCTCGGCGGCGCCGGAGCGGAGGAACCGGAAACCGTGCTCTGCAAAGTCACAGGGCAATCCGGCATCGGTTATTCCGTCGACTTTTACGCGAACGGCCGGGAAAGTCCGTCCACCGGGAGCGGCGTTCTGTTCGCCACGGAACTCGCCCTGGTCGGGACGCTCCCGGAAGGCAGCTGGATTCTCGGCCACAAAACGGCGGTGCAGATTACGGGAGGCGGCGAATCATGAGCTTCATGAAGATTCCGACCGCACTGAAATCGCCGCAGATGCCGGTTCTGCCGCGGGAGGAGTGGCAGGGCGCGGGGGCGGATGCCGGGCTGGTCGCGTTTCACTCCGGAAACGCCGCTCTCGGCCCGTATGTCATCACGGAAAACCGGTGGTGCTGCTCGTTTTATGTGGGCCCTTACCTTCTGAATCCGGTCTATCGGGATGTCAACGGTTACATCTACTGGATGAGGCCCGATAACATGGGGAGACACTTTCTCTATTATACAGAAAAATACAATTGGGTCTACATCCGCTCGGTTTTTCCGGGATTTGAGCCATGGGAGGATTACAACAGCGATACGAGAGAATGGGAGGGCGACAGCTTTTATTCGGGCTCCCTTCCGGCGATCGAAGACGGGGCGGTATCGGAATTTTCGCCGCGCGGCGAGCTTCAGAATTATTCCGGCACCTCGAAGATTGAAGTGAAGCCGTTTTTTTCCGCGCTGGCGGAACTCGACGCTTTGCGGCGAATACACTCCGGCAGACGGCCTGACCGGAACCAGGACGTTCGGCCTGCCGCGCTGGACGGATGATGCCGGAAACGAATATGTCAGGAGCATCGAAAAAGAGGCGGGGGAATTCACATACGGGGATATCCGGAAAACCGGCGATGTCTGGACGATCGGCGTACCGGGAGCCGCTTCCGGGTGGTACGAAGGCGGGGAACCGGACAAAAACGCGCCGGTGACGTTCCGCTTCTGTAAACCGGAGGGCTCGGAACTGGAAGGAACGGACCGCGTGGTGACCTTCGCCGGATACGTCATCGGCGATCAGACGGCCGCCGTTCAGCTCGGGGAGGTTGCGATATGGAGATAGTCGACCGGCCGCCGCAGAGCTGGACGGACAAGGGCATGAACTGGGCTGCCCCTGATCCGCTGTGCGCCGACTACATCGCCGCGATTGTCGGCGCGATCAACGAACGCCGGGAGTTATTCGTGCATCAACTAGGCTATAACGAGTTTACTGATGTGGTCAACGTCACACGCTGTCAGCCGCTTTCCGCCGATGACATCCGGAATCTCAACAACTGGGCGGTCAAGCTGATTCCGGATTTTGTGAATATCGAACGGCATGCGGAGCAGATCGGGCCGGCCTCACTCTGGACGGTGGAGGAGATCATGCGGGACCCGGATTGCCGCATTCTGGAATTCGACGGCCCCGGCTGTACCCGTGATACGGTCGGCCAATGGATGAAGGCGATGCGGAATCTGTTGAATAAATTGACGATGACACGTCTGTACGAATGTTACGTACAGCGTTTCGGTCGGGGTGTGGATTTTGTCGCAGGCGATTCCTTTTCCGATACGGTTCAGCAGGCCATGGATGACGCGATGTCCATAGAGTTCGAATGGAGGGAGGCCATTTGGGCGGAAATTCCGCTGGATTTGGCCGCATACTGTGCATCTTCCGATTACCGCATGGGCTGGGATAGATACAGAACGTGGATTACAACCAGCTGCTATCGTTTGGGAAGCCGCCGGCGAACAACCTACCGTCCCTGTAATTTTATCGTCGATTATATTACTACAAGAAACATTGAGCTGTGGTATGCAGATGTGCTGCAGGAGGCGGTCTACAACGATGCCGGCAGCGGATTGCCGGAGGGGAAGTCGCGGCAGGTGATTCCATACTGGCCGGGGCAGGGTTACTTTCTCACGATCGGCGATCCGATGACTGTTCCTGAAAATTTGATTAAACCGGTCAGTGAATACGATGAGCATCAGAATGCCGTGGGGGGGCGCCGAGGCACCGTCACTGGATATTCAGGAAAGGCGTACATCACCGTGGACCACACAGCGGAAGGCGGGCTGAAATTCTGTTGAGTTGACGTTTCCGGCACCAGCGAAGGAGACATCGATCATGCAGGACATCATTTTTTACGTGGCGGCGGGCGACACGCTCGGGGTCTGTAAAGACCGGTTCGGGAATCAGACCGTCGCGCTGCCGTCGCTGATCCGCGGCGGCGAAGCCCGGTTCCGGATGCGGCTGCTGCTCGGGGACGGCACCGACACGCCGCTCCCGATCGAGCCGCTGCGGCAGTGCGTTTCGTGGGAGTTCGTCATGGATTCAGACTTTAATGACGAAACCACGTTGAAGATCGTCGCCGACCATGCGAATATCACCGTCGCTTCCGTTCCCGAGAACGCGGAGGAAGAGGGCGGCCACACCTTTACCGAGGTGTCGATCCCGATTCCGGAAACCGACACGGAAGAAGTCCGGGAATACCTGAACACATCGGAAACAGCTTCGCTGAACGGCGAACTGGCCGGCTACGACGCGGACGGCAAGCTGGCCTACATTCTCCAGCTGAAAGGCTTCACGATCCGGAACCGGATTGCGGCCTCCGGCCCGCCCTCCGAGGTTGCGGACCGATACCTGCCCGAAGCCGGAGTCCGGGCGCTGATTTCATCGATGCAAACCGGGCCTATGGGACCGACGATCATCGCGGACCCTGTGACGGAGATGGCGGTGGCGGATGAGACGTGGGGCGACTGCCGGTATCTCGATGCGGCGTTCCGGCAGCTGAGCTTCCGGGGGAGAGTGCGGAGTCTCCGGCGCGTTTCGCTCGAGACGGTCAGCATCGATTCCGGCGTGACCGGAAACATCGTCCTCGTGCCGGTCGTGAACGGCTCCGAGCTCTCCGGCACCTCGTTCGTCGTCGCGGTCGGGGCGGTTCCGTCCGTAACTACATTCGCGCTCGAAGTCGCCTCCGGGACGCTCGCGCTCCGGCGCGACACCGACGACGAACGCGACACCCTCAAAGACGCGGAAGGCTCCGTGACCGCGGTCGTCCTCAGCGTCATTCTGGAGGTGCAGTATGATGCGTGACCCGATCACCGACGCCGCGCAGGATCCGTCCTGCCTGCTCTGCCTGACGCCCGACCGGGGCGGTTCCTGGTGGAGCCGTCTGCGTCCGGCGATGCCGCGCGACTTCAGCGAGGGATACCGGTGGGATGCGCTACAGGCCGCCATGTATTCGTCGCTCCCCTGGACGAATGATTATCATTTCACATTCGACTTCACGGTTGCCGACGATTTCGAAAACGGCAGCTATTGGATCATGTATCAAAGCAACGGAAGAATCTCCTTTGCATTGGACAAGGACGCCCGCGGCTGCCGGTTTGTATTCGGAAGTTACTCGTTCAACGGCGGGGTGTTCGTGTACGCTCCGTTTGCGTCTTCGCTGGCCGGGCGGCATGAAGTCACCCTGGCCGTCGAGGGCGCCACGTTACGGGTTACGGTGGACGGCACGGTGTACGAGCAGAGCGGCGAACGTGTGGAGTCGTCCGCTTACAACCGGGTGGTGACGACCTCCGCCCCGGTGACGCTTCACGCGGTTTCCCTGACCGACGATTCGACGGGAACGGCCGTCTGGCAGGCAGCATACTCCGATCTGAACGACACGTCGAATCCGTGGCCGTCGCCCGTTCCGCGCAACTTCGCGGAGGAGCCGGAGGCGTGGCGGGATGAAGAAACAACCGCCCCTTCGATTGGGGAGGATGACTGTGAATTTTTCATCCGCTACCGGCTGGACGGTTATCCGGAAGGCTCGGCGATCAGCCAGATTTTCTATCACAATTCGCAGAACGGCAGCATCAATATTGCTTTTGCCGGTGACGGTACGGGCGGCAATTACAGCGTCATCCGCCTGACGGACGTGGGTGCCTTTATGATTCCGCTGGACCGCATTCGGCAGCTTGGAGAACACACGATCCGTATTCAGCGCGTCGGCCTGTTCGTCACTGTCGAATTTGACGGTGAAGTTGTGGCAACTTCTTCGGCTGGAACGAAGAAAATTGCGGTTTATTCAACAACGGCTCCGGTCTCCGATTTCGACGGCGTCATCTTCGAAACGTACTGGAAAAGCCTGACCTCCGGCCGCACCGTCTGGAGCTATCCGTCCGAAGCGGAGCGGGTGCGGCTCATCACGAAAACGAACGTCCGCACCAACCGGGGGGCGTTCGAGGCGGCGGACGAAACGCGACCGGCGAGGGTCGATACCGCGCTGGATTTGCGCGGAAAAATTTCAGATTACACATTGTTCGTTGAATTTGACGCGGCGGCTTTGGAAAATGAATCCGTTAATTATTGTAAACAAGAACTTGCCGGACAAGGGGCGTCGAAAGGAAGTATCCCGTCTCCGCTTGCCGTCAATTACAATAAGCAGCTCAATGTAGATACGCTTGAATATCGACTCGAAGTCAGCGTAGATATTGCAGGCGCCAGACATCTGTCGGAGGCAATCCTCCCCGGCCATCTGGCCGGACGTAACTCCGTTGTCGCTGTTGTCGAGCTGATGGATGATAAAACCAGACTTTCCATTTATCATTGCGGAGTTCTGCTTAAATCAGAAATTGTTGACGGGATTCCGAAAATGGATGGTTATGCCTGTCCCGATTCATTCGCGCTGATGGATAATCGCAATGGTTTGTGGAGTAACTATTACGGAAAAATTCATTCGTGTCTGCTGTTCGACCGTGCGCTTTCCGCCGCCGAAATCGCGGCGCTGACGCCGAAACAAGCATAACTTTGGAGGAACCAATGAGATACATACGAAAAATCAACGGATACGTCGAGGAGTCGCCCATCCCGCCCTATCGCGGCGCGGAATACTACGCCGCACACGGCTACCTGAGAAGCGACAGCACGCTGCCGCTTTCGCGCCTGGACATCGCGGACGGCGAGATCGTCGAACTTCCCGCGTCGGGCCCGACCGTCGAACAGGTGGCGGCGCAGACGCGGGATGAACTGACGCTCCGGGCAGCCATGCTGGCGATTCCGCTCGAAGACGACACGACGGCGCTCGCGCTCGCCCCCGTCTGTCCGGAGTGGACCGCCGGGACGCATTACGAGGCGGGTGAAATCGTGAATCACGAGGGGCAGGCGTATCGGGTGATCCAGCCGGTCGATTCCCTCGAACACCAGCCGCCCGGCGCGGAGGGGATGCTCGCCGTCTACCGACCGCTTGTACCGGGCCATGCCGGAACGCTCGAAGACCCGATCCCGTGGGTCAGCGGGATGGATGTTGATGAGGGGAAATATTACAGCTTCTCGGGGAAAACCTACCTTGCGAAAGCCGACATGAAACCGTGTGTCTGGACGCCCGGAACACCCGGACTCTGGCAGTGGGAGGAGGTGACGAATGCTTGACGGTAAGCGGATTCTCATCTGTATTTCCGGTGGCGGGGCGATTCAGCTCGAATCCGCAGCGGGTGTTCTGGCCGCACTGGATGACGCAGGTGTGTTTTCCGGGGCCTCGTCGGAATATCGCGCCTGTTCCGGGGGAGCGCCTGTTGCCGCGCTGCATGCTTCAGGGATGACCGGAGCAGCCATTGCGCAGATGATTCGAAAGACGCCGATGGAAAAGTTGATCCATCTTCCGTTTTTCGGCAGGTACTTCGACGCTTCCGGGGTTATGGGATTGCTGAAACCACACATGCCGACCGAGCCGTTGCGAAATTGCCGCGTGGCAGTAACCCGATTGCGCGACATGAAAAGCTGTATGGTGGATGCCACCCCGGTTACAGTCGTGACTTCGCTCAGCATCCCCGGCGTGTTCCGTCCGCAGATGATCGACAATGAACTCTACGTGGATGGCGGCGTCAAGAACCTGATCCCGACCTGTCCGATCCCCGAGCTGGCCGGATACGATTCCCTCTATCTGCTGCTTTCTCCGGAATCGAAAGCCCCCCATGCGGAGAACAGCACGGGATTCCTGTTCAATACGGAGCTGAAATCGCTGTCTTCGCTCATGGACCGGGAGATCACGCAGATTTATGAGGACGGATGGGACAGAATCAAAAATGTAACGGTGATTCGGCCTCCCATTCCAAAGGAAGCCGGGGGATGTTCTCTCGTCGCCGAGCTGCTGGAGTGGAGCCCGAACAACTGCATGATCGATCATGCGTACCGTTTCACAACTCAACTGCTGAAAGAGAAGGAGGGGAAGGCATGAAAACCTTGATTACCAATTATATCGATTACCTGATCGCCATGCTTCTGGCCGGAGCCGGAGGCGCGATCCGAATGCTGGCGAACCACAAGGAAGGCGAAAAGCGAAGTTTTTTCATGGTGATTTCGGAAATTGTCATTGCGGGCTTCTCCGGGCTGCTGACGGATGCCTTGCTCCGCAAATGGGGAGTGGATTCTGATACGAAAATTATCGTCGTTGCGATCAGCGGCTATGCGGCCCGCGAGGTGATCGAGCTGCTGCGAGGGTTCGCCACCGGAGCCATCGGAGCCCTGTTGCAGCGAAAAAAGGACGGAGGGACAAAATCGAAATGAAACCAATTTTGTTTGCACTGACACTGGCGCTGACGCTGGTATTTTTCGGCTGCCGCATGCCTGAGCAGTTCAACGAAACGCAGGACGTTCATATCGAGGAGATCGCTTGGAATCGATAAAGACCGCGGGGCGCTCCGAAATCCCGGAACGCCCCGCTTCTTCATAACCACGCCTCCGTCCCTCGAACCGCCTATTATAATTATGACACAGCCTCTTTCAAAAGTCAAACCGACAATCCGATAAATATGGAATAAAGTTGCAAAGGATAAGTTTTCAGGAAATGCAAAAAAACAATTCAAATACAGCTTCCAATATTCTGACGACCAAACTAATCAAACAAAACAAAGGAACATAAACGTAAATGAGTGTGAGTACCTCTTTCTTGATAGGTACTTTTGATGCAATAGAAATTTCTGTTCGTACTATATGCAAAACGGATAAGTCACCAGGCATATTGAACAGTATTTTGGCTATAATTATCAATTTATCATAGATACGTAGAATTGCCAACCACAGCAGAAATAGCACGCAGAATGCAACGAGAGCAAGCTCAAGTTTAGCTCCCGGTGTAGATAATTGAAATGTAACAGCAAAAAATAGCGTATATGCAACAAGGAAAAAGTTGAATCTTGTATTCAACAATTCTTCCATGAATTTACGTTCGTCCCATATATTCCAGCCTATTTTTTGCTGAAAATGCAACATCTCCAAAACTTCATTTTGTTTTTTAAAAACAGCAATTCGCTCTGTTGGTTTCTTTTTTAAAGATTTTGGATTTAATTTGTTAGAAATCTTTTTGTCCAATGGGGAAGAAGATGGTTCAATCGTTTTATTAGTATTTTTCTTTTTTTTCATAACAGTTTTCCTTAATGACAAAAAAGAATCTGTATTAATAAATTAGTGTATAAAAATGAAAAAGCAATTTTAAAATAGTTTTTCTAAAAATATTTTTATTCAATACGATTGACAGCTTCCAAAAACGGATTACTTTGCACTATATAAACTACAAAGCAACAGGAGGTTACATTATGGATCACGTTATTGAGAACATCGAGGATATGAAGCACGAACTCAGCAGCTCGATCCGAGTTTGGAATCACAAAAAAGAAAATACCGCTGATTGTTTCCAGCGGTATGTGGAGGAAACAGGCTACGCCAATGCGATCGCCTGGTACTCCAAAGATGTGATCCAGTCTGAAATCGTCAGCGAAAAGCTTGTGGAATTTCAGGAGACGATCGCCGGAATCGGAGACAACGACGACGCGGTACTTGACCATACGGAGATGTTCCGGAACAAATTTCTCGAAGAAGTGTTCGGAGCTTCCTTCGATCATTGCGAAGAGTCGCATCGCCTGGTGGCCCGGCAGGAATATGAGGCGTACAAAACCCTGTACGAGATTTTTACGGGATTTACGAAGATCCTGAGCCGCTGATCAGATTCCCCGGATGGGGGGACGGATGACGGGGTTGTAATCAAAAGTTACGCCCCGTTTTTTCTTGGCCTTGTGGCTGCGGTCGCTGGTGTCGGTGCGGACGATCCGGGCGCCCCATTTCTTCCGCAGAAGTTCAAGCTGGCGGCGTTCTTCCGCAAGATTCCGATAGGAGGCGCAGCCCCCGGCCTGTTCAGACTGCTTGACGCGGTAGAAATATTTGTTGACCCGGAACACGACCCGGTAGCGGTTGAGCTGCTGAAGCGTCATGTCGTAATCTTCCTTGAGCGGCAACCGTTCATCATACCGACACTCCCCGCCGGACAAAAAGACCTGAAACGGCCCGCCAACGTAAGAAACGGTCGAAAACGGGCTGCAATCGCGGTAGCATTGCGGATCGGGATTCACATTGACGCCCCAGAAGTAGGCTCCCAGTTCCCGCGCAACCACGGAGTACCGCTCAATGAACCACAGAAAATCGGCAGTTTCCAACCGGTGAATCTGCTTGCCGCCTTCGAAATAAGCCATCTCCGCCATATCGTCGTCGATGATCACGACGACATCGGCACCGGCGGCGAACTCGCGATCGAGAATGTGATTACGGACCCGGCAGAGGTTGCCTTGGACGCCGGGCGCACATTCGACGATGGCGGCGCCGGGATTGGCGGCGCGGTAGGCGGCGGCTTCGGCCGGATCGACGTAGACGCGGCAGAAAGGGAGATAGGCCAGCGTCAGCACCTTCGGGCGGCGGTAGGAGGGAGCGCATACGGAAATTTTCATCGCGCGCCCCCGGTGATGCGGTTGATTGCGTCTGCCCCACGAATGACCCGGCCGACGCCCCGGCGTTCATAGCCGGGCCGCGCACCGGAATCCCGGACGGACCGGATATCGAACAGAGTGAGTGCCTGGAGCCAATCCACATCATTGTCGTAGAACAGGACGATATAGTTGTGTTTTTCGAGCAGCTCCTCGGCGAACGGGACCTCCGGAGCGTCCGGATCGACCGGCTGTTCGGGCAGATCATCAGCGACGGAAAGCGCCATCTTTTCGAGTTCGGCCGAATCGAAACCGACTTTTGCGGCCAGGTCACCACACTCGCTGATCAGCTTGGCCAGCCCTTCTTCATCGAAAGCGGAGAGATCGCCAGCGCGATTGTCGGCAATGGCGAGGGCTTTGCGCTTCGGATCATCGGGAGTGAGATCCACACGCTTGACGGCGATCAGTTCTGAACCGTCCGATTCGACCACCCGGATCGGGATGCCGAGTTTTTCGGCCTGTTCCAACACTCCATTTCCGGCGACGGCGGTGTCGGCGGCATCGATCAGGATTGACCGCCCGGCCCCCAGCTCCTTCAACGAATCGAAAATCACCTGTTTGTTTCGTGCGTCATGCTTCCGCACATTCTGCGGATCAGACTTGATTTTGTTTTTTGCCATAAGTACCTCCCGTGACGGAAATACAATGACACGATTACATTTAGCTTGCAAGTGAAAAAGTAATCACGAAGAGTTCGTTTAGGTCTATCGTGGGGAGCCATTTTTTTGCCTCAAAATCGAGGACTTACAGATTTCTGGACAGTTCGGCGCACGATTTTTTGCCCGGTTTGTGCCTGCTTGCGGAGAAGGATTTCGACATAGCCTCCTGTGCCAATTCATCAGAAATCATGATGGTTCAGGAGGAGTCTTGAAATGTCCGTCCAATTGCGTGGAAAGAAGTATCACTATCGTTTCCGTCTCAAAGAACACCGCTTCTCCGGTGTCTGTGAAAACTGTACAACCGAAAAGGACGCCTTGAAATTCGAGGAGCAGGTTTATGCCGAAAAGCTGAAAGAATATGAGGCGCTCCAAAGGGAAAAGAAGAGAATCCGGCAGAACAAAACCATTGTCGCCCTGGTTGAGAATTACAAGCTCGAATTGAGCGGCGGCAGGCAGATTCTTCTGGAAGAAGCATATGCGCTTTCACAGGAGAAACCGTCAAAGCGGATGCCGTCAGAACATATCATCAGGCAGAAACAGCGCTTCTGGAATGATTTTCTGGCATTTATGAAAGCGACTTATCCGGAGATCACCGCCATGACGGCGGTTCGGAAATGTCATTGCGAAAACTATGTCGCTTATCTGATCAAAAACGGCAGGTTTGTCAAAGATGTCACATTTCAGGCCCGGCGCAATGATGGAATCATCCGCGCCGGTTACAGGCGGGAATACAAACTGGCTGGTAAGACCATTCATGAGATCGCCCGTGTCTGTAAGGAGGTTTTCACAAAACTCTCTGAAGACGCCGGAATCGTCATAAATCCATGGGCAAATGTGATTACTCCAGAGTGGAAGCAGACCGACCGGGAGATTTTCTCCGAATCGGAACTTGTGCTCATCAAGCGGGCCATCTTCCGGGATGACGGACTTTCGGAGTTCTGCCGTCCGCTGTTTCTGGTTGCCGCTGTGACCGGTTTAACTGAAGGTGACATCTGTACTTTGAAATGGGATGAGATTTCATGGGCAACCCGGATGATCTTCCGCAAGCGCCGCAAAACCGGCGTCGATATGGCGATTCCGATTCTGTCGGCTTTGGAGGATTATCTGAAAACTCTTCCGCGACGAGGAGGATATGTATTTCCGGTACATGCCGAAATGTATCTGCACGATGCTTCGCTGGTTTCTTACCGGATCAAACGCTTTCTGGAAGGGCTCGGAATCAAAACGACGAAAAAGCCGGAAGGCCGCCGGGCGATCAGCGTCAAGGACCTGCATTCGATGCGGCATGTATTCTGCTATTACGCCGGACAGGCCGGAATTCCGCTTTCGACGGTTCTGTCCATCGTCGGACACATGACGCCGGAAATGACCAGACACTACACGGCGTATGTCTCCATCAAGGCCGAACAGGAAGCCATTGAGAAACTCCAGGAGTTTCTGATTTTCAACAGTACAACAGATCAACCGGAAAATCTTTCCATTCGGCAGCGCATCGCCGAACTGGCGTATTCGATGCCGGAGGATGAACTTCGCAGTATTTTACAGAAGCACGAGAAAAAATTTCTGACAGTCCGGGGTTAA